TTGATATAGATGCAAACATCTTAGGGCATAAAAAGAAGAAGAAAAAGAACAAGCGATAAATACAGTATGCGAATTAAAGATATAAATGAAGGACCGTTAAAATCAATTCAGCAAAATATTGCTAAGGGATTTACTGCGACACAAAAAGGCGGTGTACTTGCTCCTGATAGTTTAGAACAAGGTATTAAGAAGTTTTTCACTAATGTTGATAAAGCAGATACAAAGAAAAAAGATGCTAAAGGCGGAGCTGGTACAAAAGATAGTGTTACTAAAGCAGATGCAAAGAAATTAAAAGGCGACGGCGAAGGCATTCTTAATCAAATGGCTGCTAAAAGAAAATATAGTAAAGAACTAGCAGGTTATAAAAATTCAAAAGCAGATAGCACTCCTCCACAGGACGCTAGATTAATTGGAAAAGACGGTAAATTATATCACTGGAGCGGAAATAAATGGTTAGTAAGGAATGATGCTAACGGACGCTACGAAGCAATAAAAGACCAAGAGTCAGTAAAAGCAAGTTGGATAGATGCCGCGGCAAAAGGTAAAACAACATATATTAAAAAGGAATCGATGATGAATAGAAAATCAATTGAGGAAGGGTTGGCCGACTTAGCTGATATGGCTGAAAGAGATCACGAAGTACAAATGGCACGTGCCGATCTGTATAAGATTGCAAAGTATGCTATTCAACTACATGACATGATGAAAAATGTTACTGAAGCAGACGGAATTGAAGGTTGGCAGCAATCTAAAATTACTAAGGCAGCAGATTATATAGGAAGTGTATATCATGCACTAGACTATGATTTAAAGTTTGGTGAAGAAGTAACTGAAGCAAAAGATACGCATTGCTCAGACAAATGTTGTGGTGCAGATGTAAAAAGAGAAGACTGCAAATGTCCTCCTACTTGTAAGCATTGTAACTGCAACGAATCAGTAAATGAAACTGTTGACATGTATAAAGCAAGTATTGCTAAAAGACTAGCAGAAAAATTAGGCAAATAACATGGACTATCACGCATTACAGAAAAAATTATTTGACATTCAGCCATCGGATCCTTCACAAGAAAAAGCAAGTATGATTGCTGCTCTACAAGGCGTTCAACCGCAAGAAAGTGTGCAAAATACTGTTTCTTTGGTGCAGGAAAGTGTACAAGTACAAGAAGGCACAATGCCAATAGATAGAGATTATTCTGTAAGTGATTTTGCTGCCCTAGCTGGTGTAAAATTAACTGAAGCACCTGTTGCTCCAGCAGTAGCACCTGATGCAAATAAAGTAGGTATGGGTGCAAAGCAAGTTGGTAATAAACTTGGTGCTAAAGGTGGCGCAGGAATGATGTCTAAAGCATTAGGCAAAGTTGCACAGGGCGGTGCATTGCCAGCAAATCTTTCTAAACAGATTGCTCCATTTGCTGCTCAACTAGAAGTTATCTTAGGTGACCCTGGACTAAGAAATAAGTTTATGGCTATTGTTAAAGCTGCCGAAGCAGTTAGTAAGAAAAATGCAGCAGTTGCACCAGCACAGCCTGTAGAAAGAACACTTACTAAAGGTGAAGAAGCCAAAAAAGAAAAGAACGTCAAAGGAATGAAAAAGAACAAAGACGACTTTGAGAAGCGTTACGGCAAAGACGCAGAAGCAGTTATGTATGCAACTGCAACTAAAAATGCCAAAAAAGAATCATTTATCAAAGATGAGCTCTATCGTAGATTAGCAGAGTACGAATTTAAATCTACCAAAAAGTAAAAATTTTACTTGACTTTTACCTAAATACCCGCTATAATATAACTTAACTAACATAGGAGTATATTATGAGTTCACGTACCTACGGTGCCGACGAAAAAGCAAAACTAGAACGCCTTGTAAGAGAAGGTGTAACTGTACTGCAAGAAGTAGAAGATTTGAATACAGGTTTGAAAGAAACTGTTAAAGCAGTAGCAGAAGAAATGGATATCAAGCCAAGTCTTATTAACAAAGCAATTAAGATTGCACAAAAACGTGACTGGGATAATCATGCTGATGCTTATGACGATTTAGAAACATTAATCGTTACGCTTGGTTATGATAAGTGATCCATCGCATAAAAGACTTTTGGTTAGATAGTTATACTAGTGATAAAACTGCTTTTTATTTTGAATTAGTAAGTTTTGTATTTACAGTATATGCTAGTCTAACCCTTGCCCTAACAGCAAATGATCCTAATTTACTTATAGTATATCCTGGATTCTTAGTAGGTAGTGTTACACAATGCTATGCTGCTTTTAGGCGTGGTGCTGCCTGGGTAATGTTACTAACTGGATACTTTGCTATAGTAAATGTATTTGGATTTGGGGTTGCTTCACTATGGTGGTAAAACCCTATCAATGGCTAGCGTGGGTAGCAACAGTATGTTTGCTGACAGCCGCTACACTAGCCGCATTTAATGTTTACCCTTTGTACATTTGGGCATTCATTATTAGTAACAGTTTATGGATACTTATCGGTGTCCTATGGAAAGAGAAAAGTTTGATTGTTATGAATGCAGGATTAACCGTAATTTATATTGCAGGCTTGTTGTTTTAATAAGTACTAATAACGCCAATGGCAATTGCCAGGCATGAAGAAGGTTAAGTTGGCCATAAGCAACGTAAGGAGAAATGAATGCCATATGTAGACGCGATGTTCGATCGCGACCAGGATATCATCCGTGTCGTAGAACGTAGAGACGGTAAAAGACAGTTTACCGAATATCCTGCAAAATATACCTTTTACTTTAAAGACGAGCGAGGCAAATACAAAAGTGTATTTGGTGACCCTCTTACAAGAATTGTATGCAAAAACACAAAAGATTTTCGTAAAGAAGTCGCAATCAATAGAGATAAGAAACTTTTCGAAAGCGATATCAATCCTATTTTCCAAACTTTAAGTGAACACTATCTCAATCAAGATGCACCTAAACTAAACATTGCGTTTTTTGATATTGAGACTGATTTCGATCCAGAGCGCGGCTTTGCTGATCCTGCTGATCCGTTTATGCCTATTACTTCCATAAGTGTATACTTACAGTGGCTAGAAACAATGATATGTTTAGCTGTGCCGCCTAAGACACTTACAATGGAGCAAGCCGAAAAAGAACTAGAAGGCATTGACAATGTAATGTTATTTGAAAAAGAAGGTGATATGATTGACACTTTCTTAACACTAATTGAAGATGCTGATATTTTGTCAGGCTGGAACAGTGAAGGTTATGATATTCCTTATACCGTTAATAGAACTAGTCGTGTACTGAGCAAAGATGACACACGTAGGTTCTGCTTATGGGGCCAACTGCCTAAGAAACGTGAATATGAAAAGTACGGGAAGCAAGCTGTTACATTTGATTTAATAGGTCGTGTACACTTAGATAGTTTAGAGCTATATCGTAAGTACACATATGAAGAACGTCACACATATCGACTTGATGCTATTGGTGAAATTGAAGTAGGCGAAAACAAAGTCCCTTATGAAGGTACTTTGGACCAGTTATACAACAATGACTTTAGAAAGTTTATCGAATACAACATACAAGATACTGCACTACTAGACAAGCTAGACAAAAAACTAAGATTTATTGATCTTAGTAATACTGTTGCACACGAAAACACTGTGTTACTACAGACTACTATGGGTGCTGTTGCTGTTACAGAACAAGGCATTGTTAACGAAGCACATAACAGAGGCTTACAAGTTCCTAATCGTCCTAAGCGAGACGATACAGAAAACACACAAGCGGCTGGTGCGTATGTTGCGTTTCCAAAGAAAGGCTTGCACAAGTGGGTAGCTTCAATGGATTTAAATTCACTGTATCCTAGTGTTATTAGAGCGTTAAATATGGCTCCTGAAACTGTCGTAGGGCAAATACGCCCAGACATAAGCGAAGCCCGTGTACACGAAGATATGACGCTTAAAAAGAAGTCATTTGCAGGTAGTTGGGAAGGACGTTTTTCGACAGAGGAATACGAAGCTGTAATGGAAAAACGTAAAGATATTTCCCTTACAATTGACTGGGAAGATGGTCGTACTGATGTTTTGAGTGGTGCAGAAATGTATCAGTTAGTCTTTGATAGTCAAATGCCGTGGATGCTTAGTGCTAACGGTACTATCTTTACAACAGAGTTCGAAGGTGTTATTCCTGGACTATTAAAGCGTTGGTACGCTGAACGTAAAGATATGCAGAAGATGTTAAAGAAAGCAAAAGATGCAGAAAACAAAGCTGAGATTGAATACTGGGACAAGAGACAGTTAGTTAAGAAGATTAACTTGAACAGTTTGTATGGTGCTATTCTTAATCCTGGTTGTAGATTCTTTGATAAACGTATTGGTCAAAGTACAACACTAAGCGGCAGAACTATTGTTAAACATATGTCAGCAGAAGTAAACAACTGTATTACTGGTGAATACGACCATGTAGGTAAAGCAATGATATATGGTGATACTGACTCTTGTTATTTTAGCGCCTGGCCCTTATTAAAAGACGATGTTAATTCTGGAAAACTGGAATGGAGTACTGAAAAAGCTATTGCACTGTATGATCAAATTTGTGAGCAAGCAAACACAACATTTCCGAAGTTTATGGCACAAGCATTTCATTGCCCAAAGAGCCGTTCAGATGTTATTGCCGCTGGTAGAGAAATTGTAGCACAGTCAGGCTTATACATCACTAAGAAACGTTATGCGGCACTAGTTGTTGACAACGAAGGCTTTAGAACAGATGCTGACGGCATTGGTAAAGTAAAGGCAATGGGCTTAGACTTACGTAGGTCAGACACGCCTGTGTTTATGCAGGACTTCTTAAAAGAACTATTAACAATGGTACTTACTGATGTTCCGCAGAAAGAAGTGCTAGATCGTATTACAGAATTCCGTAAGGAGTTTAGTCAACGACCTGGCTGGGAAAAAGGTTCTCCTAAACGTGCAAACAAAGTAGGACACTACAGACGTTTAGAAGAAAAACAAGGAAAAGCAAACATGCCTGGGCATGTACGAGCAAGCATTAACTGGAATACACTCAAGCGAATGAACGGAGACAAGTATTCGCAGGAAGTTGTTGACGGAATGAAAGTTATTGTTTGTAAACTAAAACAAAATCCTTTAGGATACACAAGTGTTGCTTACCCAACAGATGAATTGCGTATTCCTGAATGGTTTAAAGAACTGCCATTTGACGATGCGGCTATGGCAGAAACTATTATTGATAACAAACTAGACAATTTAATCGGAGTGCTTAATTATCCACTAGAGGATACTAAGTCACATACAACATTTGGCAGTTTGTTTGAATTTGGAGACTAATATGAAAGTGAAACTTGAAGTTGAACTTGATACTGAAAAACAAAAAGATTTAGATATGATTGAAGATGTGATTTATCATTTACAAGACGTCCGTGAAATTTTAGAAGAACATCAAGAAAACCTAAATAACAGTACTAAACATAAAAACAATCGGAGAAAATAAATGAAAGTTGGTTTTACTTGTAGTACATTTGATTTATTGCACTCAGGACACGTACAAATGCTACGTGAAGCAAAGGATCAATGCGATTACTTGATATGCGGATTACAAGTTGATCCTAGTATAGACCGAAAAGACAAGAATAGTCCTATACAAACAGTAGTTGAACGATATACACAGCTTAAAGCAGTTGGCTATGTAGATGAAATTATTCCATATGGCACTGAAGAAGATTTAGAAGATATACTTAGTATGTATTCGATAAATGTGCGTATACTAGGAGAAGAATATAGAGATAAACCGTTTACTGGCAGAGATATTTGTCGCAAACGAGATATAGATATCTACTTTAATAACAGAGATCATCGCTTTAGTTCAAGTGATTTAAGAAAGAGGGTAGCGGATGCAAACTAAATTTATCTTCGATGTTGACGGGACACTAACTCCTAGCAGACAACCAATTAATGATAACTTTGCAGAGTTCTTTTTATCTTTTTGCAAAAATAACCATGTGTATCTTGTCACTGGTAGCGATAGAGCAAAAACAATAGAACAAATAGGTGAGGAAATATATAGCCGCTGTAAACGTGTATATCAATGTAACGGTAATGATGTTTGGGAAGGCGATATTAATGTTCAAACAAATGAATGGACACTTCCAGACCTAGCAAGAACATTCCTTATTAGTTGCGAGTACGAAAGTAACTTTGATATACGTACAGGCAATCATATTGAAGAACGACCTGGTATGGTTAACTTTAGTGTAGTAGGCCGTAATGCTAGTCCAGAAGAACGTGCAAAATATGTAGCATACGACACAAAAGAAAATGAACGTAATACAATAGCGAAAGCATTTAATACAATGTTTCCAGACTTATCAGCAAAAGTAGGCGGCGATACAGGCATTGATATTTCACCTAGAGGTTGTGATAAATCACAAGTTGTAAAGGACTTTGATAAACAAGATAAACTATGGTTTTTTGGAGATGCAATTTACGAAGGTGGCAATGATTATCCATTAGCAAAAAAACTAACAAACTATAGAAAAGTTAAAGGATGGTCAATGACTAAAGAATACTTAGAAGTATTTCAAGAACAACGGATGGCAAATTAATGCTTGACAAACAAGTACATATGTACTATAATTATAATAACACTAATGGAGAATTATAAATGAAAGACATTTTACAAGACGTGGTAGCACATACACACGCACTAGGCTTTTTATCGCTTGTTAAAGTAAGCAACGATGAAGGTACAGCAATTGACTCAATGGCAGAAGACCGTTCAGTTATTTTAACAGGAACAACAGCAACTCCGGTTAATGAGTTCAAAGGTACATTTGGCATGCCTAACTTAGATAAGTTAGCATTACATTTGAAAAATCCCGAGTACAAAGATAACGCAAAGATCGATGTTGTTGAAGCTGAACGTAACGGAGAACTTATTCCGACACACATTCACTTTGAAAATGCAACAGGTGACTTTGAAAACGATTATCGCTTTATGAATAAAGCAATTATTGAAGAAAAGTTAAAAACTGTTAAGTTCAAAGGTGCTACATGGGAAGTTACTATTACTCCAAGCATGGCTAGTATTGCACGTATGAAATTAATGAGTGCGGCACATTCAGAAGAGCCTACGTTTAATGTAAAAACTACTGGTGGCAACTTGGTGTTTAGCTTCGGCGATGCAAGTACTCACGCAGGTGAATTTGTATTCCAACACGGTATTGAAGGTTCATTACAGCATCAATGGAGTTGGCCTGTAGCACAAGTACAAGCAATCTTAAACTTAGATGGCGATGCAACTATGAGTATTAGTGACCAAGGTGCAATGAAGATTAGTATAAACAGTGGTATGGCAACATACGACTACATTTTGCCAGCACAGAGTAAGTAGAATATGCGTAAAGACTTAACCGCAGAACAAAAAGATTATGCACGTTTTTTACCTGCACTAAGTGGCTTTTATGCTACTTACGTAGGTAAACAGCGGTATGACGAGTATGTTGATAAGTCACGTATTCCTAGCAACTTTACACACGGTGTAGAAAGTCTAAACTATCTTAACCAGCAAGAAGGACAGTTTCAATATCAGTGGACATTGTATTCAGCAGGACATGCTGAACTTGATGTTAACAAACATGCACCTAAAGAAGATATGATCCGTAATAGAGATAGAGAAAACTCTTGGATGCTTGGAGACTCAGGTGGCTTCCAGATTGGTAAAGGTGTTTGGGAAGGTGACTGGAAAGATCCTAACTGTCCTAAAGCACAAAAGAAACGTGATGGAGTTCTTCGTTGGATGGACGCCTATATGGACTACGGAATGATACTTGATATTCCGGCGTGGGTAGCACGTTCACCTGAAGGTGCAAAAGCAACAGGCATTAGTACATATGACGAAGCCGTAAAAGCAACACGTATCAACAACGACTACTGGATGAAACATAGAACAGGAGCATGTAAATTCCTAAATGTTCTACAAGGTGAGAATCATACAGACGCAGATGACTGGTATGAGCAAATGAAAGATTACTGTGATCCAGTTAAGTATCCTGACAATCACTTTAATGGTTGGTCGATGGGTGGACAGAATATGTGCGATGTGCATTTGGTTCTTAAACGTATTGTTACACTACACTTTGATAACTTGTTGCAAAAAGGCGTACACGATGTAATGCACTTCTTAGGCACATCTAAGTTAGAGTGGGCTACATTGCTTACTGATATTCAAAGAGCTGTAAGAAAGAATTACAATGAAAACTTTACTATTACCTTTGACTGTGCTAGTCCTTTCCTCGCAACCGCGAATGGACAAATCTACATTCAAAACGAAACTGAAGACAGAAGCAAATGGACGTATCGTATGGTACCGTCAGTTGACGATAAAAAGTATGCTACAGACAACCGTGGATTTAGAGACACTGTTATATCAGATGGGATATTTAAAAACTTTGAAGACAGTCCGCTTACAGCCGAACTTAAAGTATCAGACGTTTGCACTTATGCTCCAGGAGACTTAAACAAGATCGGTAAAGAAGGAAAGACATCGTGGGATTCATTTAGTTATGCTATACAAATGGGTCATAACGTATGGAGTCATATTAATGCTGTACAAGAAGCAAACAGACAATATGATGCAGGCATTATTCCTAAAATGCTTGTACAAGAAACATTTGATAGAGTATTCTTTAGAGATGTAGTAGAGGAAATATTTGCTATTGACAATCGAGAAGAAGCTCTAGCAAAGATTGACGAGTATTCGAAGTTCTGGATGGCTATTCCAGGTACTAGAGGTGCTATTGGTAAAAAAACTGTAAATGCCAGTACACACTTTAACGCATTATTTGATATAGAAGAAACTGATGCAGTTGAAGAAGACGAATTAGATGAAACTAAATTGGAGAATCTCGAGGATGAGCAATTATGATAAAGTGGAAGACAAACTACGTTCCCACTACGAAGAATTAAAACGGAAACATCGAGAGCTTGACATTGAGCTTGAAACCAAGTATAATAATCAAACAGTGTCCGAAGAAGCTCGTAGAATGAAAACTATGAAACTTTATCTTAAAGACGAAATGCATCGAATCAATGCTTACTTGATACAAAAAGGTTTAGAATGAAACGAGATTATGAAAGTGGTATACTAGATACCCCTACTATGTTTACAGGCGTAGAAGTTGAAAAGACTCCTGCATTTGGTATGCAAACATTGTTTGTAGATGGTATTCAAGACATTGAAACTATACTTGAATACTATAACAAGTTAGAATGTAAACACATATTCTTTGGTGCAAACCATTCATACAAGCCGAGCAAAGCGGACGAGTTCGAAGCATGGGACAAGTACATCCTAGAGTTTGTAAAAGAAGGCTATTTGTGTAGTTTAGATATTCCAAGTACTATTAACTTAGAATGGTTCTTAGAAGGCGGATTAGTAGAGTATGATAACTTTATTCCGCAAATACGTGTTGTAGTGCCTTATGTTAAACAATGGAACTATAATACTATGGTTAAGATAGACGACAAAGACTTTAAAGCAAGTAACCCAGGTGTTTGGTGTCATAGCCTACACGACTTAATGGATAAAGAAAAATTTACTGATTGGTCTAAATATGGCCTTGACAAAGTTATTAAATGAAAGTATACTAGTAATATGGAACAACGTGAATCATATCATAATTATATGGGACGTAGAATGAGAGAGGAAGATGCTAAAATGGCAACTGAAAACGCACTAAATAATGCACAGAGAAGTATATGGGTAACCTTTAGAAAAGAAGGTGTACATTTATATCCAGGAGCAGATAGTGATCCAAAATTGGCAACAGGTGATTGGGACGATGTGTCGTTTCTTGGTATTGCTCATCGTCATATTTTCCACTTTCGGGTGCGCATCGAAGTGTTCCACAACGATAGAGACATCGAGTTTATCCAATTCAAAAGATGGCTTGAAAGATTATATTCTGAGCAAGGTACGTCCGACGGTGACGTGCTTGTTCTAAATCATAGATCGTGCGAGATGATTTCGGACGAACTATATGAGAAAATCACTGCAAAGTTCCCCAGCCGCTTTGTAGAGATTGAAGTCGCCGAAGATGGCGAAAATGGCTGTTCAATTTACTATCCTAAATGCTAATAAAAGAGAGAAACTTAAAATGGCAAATAACTTCCCTCCGGTCAACAAGATCTTTGACGACTTGGACAAGTTCCGCGACTACTGTCGCTTTGAAGGTAAACCTTTTAATGAAAAGGATCTTTACAAGAAAGATGCTTGGGTGTGGCAAGCCTACGGCAAGTATCAAAACTACCTTCGTGCAAAGGCCCGTAATGGAGGCCGTGATTTTAAACAACGGAGAAACTAAATGACTATTCATATTGTAGATATCGAAGCAGTAGATACACGCTATACTAAGCAATGGAAAGAATTTCTTCCAAAGCAACTGCAACGAGCTACAAATGAAGAAATTAAAGTTATTAGTGGCGGAGAAACACCTCAGGCAACAACGCCTGGGGCTTTTCTTAACTTTGGCGGAACAAATGTATATAAAAGTAAACAACTTGAACAAATTGGTGAACTTTTCTGCGAAGGAAATATTAGCAATGGCGACTATTTTTTGTATACTGACGCTTGGAACCCTACTGTTATACAGCTTCGATATATGGCTGAACTTTTAGGAGTTGATATTAAAATTGGTGGTTTATGGCATGCTGGATCGTATGATCCGCAAGACTTTTTAGGCAGACTTATAGGTGATAAACCTTGGGTGCGACATGCTGAAATGTCAATGTTTGAATGCTATGACGATAACTTCTTTGCAAGTGACTTCCACATTGATATGTTTACAGATACAATGATGGAAGACTATAGTATTGATTATGATAAAATACATCGTGTAGGTTGGCCAATGGAGTATCTAAAGAATAGTTTAGATAACTACAAAGGAATGGAAAAACGAGACTTGATTTTATTTCCACATCGTGTTGCTCCTGAGAAACAAATTGATATCTTTAGAGATCTTGCAATGCGTTTACCACAATACGAGTTTGTAGTATGTCAAGAAAGCGATTTAACAAAAAACGAATATCATAACTTGTTAGGTGAAAGTAAACTAGTGTTTAGTGCTAACTTACAAGAAACACTTGGTATTAGTTGGTACGAAGGCGCACTAGTTGATAGTATTCCTATGGTTCCGGATAGACTAAGTTATGCTGAAATGGCATTACCTGAGTTTAAATATCCAAGTGAATGGACTGAAGACTATGATGCTTACTTGCACAACAAAGACAAAGTTATCGCACAAATTGTAAACTATATGGAAAATCACGAAGACTTACTTGTTAGTTTAGAAAAACAACGTATGAAATTAAACAAAGACTTCTTTAGTGGTACAGAACTTTATAAGGCAATAGCAGATGAATGACGATTTTGTATATACGTTACCAGATACTTTTGATTTAAGTGACGATCAAATTACACTAACAATTGATTCAGATTATACTTCTGACGGTACAATTACTATAGACACAAGTTCTTGGGATGATAGTTTTACTACCAGTCCTTCATCAATTTATACTACTGGTAATGGCAATGGCAATGGCAATGTTAGAGGTGACTTAACAGTAGGTGGCGTAGACGTTATGCAGTCTATTAAAGACTTGCAACGTGTACTAGGTGTTGTAAGTAGAGATATTGAAAAAGAAGAAAAGTATGCAGGACTAAAACGTGCCGCAGAAGCATACGAGCGTGAATTAGCAAAAATAGAAACCTTTGAAACACTAAAGGATTCAGTATAATGTTTAATTTCTTAAAAGATCGTAAACGTGTAATTAGAGACAGAGACAGTAACGAGCCGTACTTAGTTCGTTGGTATTTGTTTCTAAAGGACAGAAAGAACTTTCCTTTCAATATTACTTTGCATAAAGTACTAGTAAGCGACGAGCCTACACTACACGACCATCCTTGGAGTTATGCTACTTTTATTATTAAAGGCGGCTACTATGAAAATACTCCTAAAGGACGCTTATGGCGAGGCCCAGGGCACTTCCGTTATCGTAGTGCAGATGATTTACACTATTTAGAACTTGCAAAAGATGCTCAAGGTAACGAAATACCTTGCTGGAGTTTGTTCTTTATGGGCAGGAAAGCAACAGATTGGGGATTCATCAAAGACGGAGAATGGATTAACAATAAAGATTACTTAGCAAGAGGAGCAAAAGACGAATGAGCATGAATCATGATGCAAAGCCTAAAGACGAAGAACTTGAACGTATGAAGGCGGAGTTTCTTGCTAAAGGTGGCAAAATTACTAAAGGTAAAACTAAACCAATGCCTAATGAACTTGGTATTAGTAACAATAGTTGGAATAATAAATTAACTAAGGCAGAAAAAGATGCCAAGGAGAGTAAATGATTAAGAAACATTACTATAATTGGCAAGATGTAGAAAATGCTTGCATCAACATTGCACTACAAATGTATAAAGACAAATGGCGTCCTGACTATATTGTAGGTATTACCAGAGGCGGCAATGTGCCTGCTACTATACTAAGCAACATGTTAGGTGTACGTGGCGAAGCATTAAAAGTAAGTTTACGTGATGCTACAGGCGAAAGTGAAAGTAACTGTTGGATGGCAACTGATGCATTTGGATATGTAGATGAAGAAGAACGTGTTAATACCAAAAGTCGTTGGGATATCGGCAAACGTAAAAATATTTTAATTGTAGATGACATTAACGACACTGGTGCTACATTTGACTGGATTAAACAAGACTGGCAAGCAGGTTGTCTACCTAACGAAGAAACTTGGAAAACAGTATGGCACAACAATGTTCGCTTTGCTACTATTACAGATAACTTATCAAGTGACTTTAATGGTACTGTAGACTACAGCGTACACGAAGTAAACAAAGCAGAACAAGATGTTTGGTTAGTTTACCCTTGGGAGAACGTAGGTGAATATTGATACACTAGAAGTAGCAAAACAAGACGGAAGAGCTCCGTGGACTAACGTAGAGCTTGACACACGTGACTTTATTGTGTATAGTGACATATACCCCGTAACTGAAGGACATACATTAGTAGTCCCTAAACAAGCAACACAAGAAGACATTTTAAAATGTATGAAGTTTGCAGTTGCTATGGGTCAACAGAACGTAGAAGCATCTAGTAATAATGTTACAGGCTTTAACGTAGGAATTAACATAGGCGAAAGTGCAGGTCAAACTTGCATGTATCCACATGTTCATCTAATCTTCCGTCGTAATGGGGACATGGAAGATCCGAAAGGCGGCGTCAGAGGCGTCATCCCATCTAAACAAAAATATTAAGGAAAGGAACTATGGACTTGAAGGAACAAATGATTAAAGCGGCAAGACTACACGCTGAAGCGGAGATAGAATTGCATAAGACTAATATCGAAGTTTACATGCAAAAAGTTGTAGGCATTGGAGAACACTCTGATATCATTGAAACAATTCAAAAAGAATTAGATGCAATGGCTACAGCACACGATCGTCTTGATATGTTAAACACATATTTTGTATAACATACTTGACAAAAACCTAAATACAATGTATAATATAACTTATATTGTGCATTGTATTATTAACGGCAATCCACTGCCTAAACATCGGAGAATAAAAAAATGGATAAATCCAAAGAGATAAAAGCCCGTTTGCAACAAGCAGACAAACGCTTCTGGGCCGGCGACAACATTTCAGACTTTATTAAAGACGGCGAAAAGCAAGTACTAATTGACGAGCTTGCTGTTAAGTTTGAAGACGTATTACAAGGTCTTGTAATAGATACAGAAAACGATCCTAACAGTAACGGTACAGGTAAACGTCTTGCAAAGATGTATATCAATGAACTAATGGCAGGACGTTATGAACCAATGCCGCCTGCAACAGCATTTCCAAATGATAGCGATGATCGTTATGAAGGTATGTTAGTTGTGCGTAGTGAACTTACAAGTATGTGTTCACATCATCACCAGATAGTTAGAGGTGTAGC